AAATAATGATATTGATAAAGTTTTACCATATGAAAAATATGGTATTAGAGCTTATCATAAAAAACCAGATAATATCTGGGATAAAAATAAAATTTATGTTTATAGTCATAAATCAAATGATTTTAAAATAGATGAATTTATTGCTGATGTTATTATCTCAGAAAGTGCGAAAGAAAGAAAAACAGAAACATTATTAAAATCAGAAAAAATAAATTATGGTATTATACATAATTTAAACGTAAGAAGATTTGCAGATAATATCCAGGAACTAGAAAAATGGGAAAAAATAAAATCTAGTTCTTATGACATACAATATAGAATAGATCAAATTAATAATCTTAAAAAAGAATTAGATAATTTTGTAAAATTATTTGATGATAGTGAAGGTTATAAACATAGTAATTATACTATTATGGAATTAATAAAAGATCATCCAAAACATAGTGATAATATGAAAAGTTATTTAAGAAAACAAGATGAATTTTTAATATCTTATGATGAATTTAAAAAACAAAATAGATAGATAAAAGATAAAAATTAATTGTTAAGTATTGTTACAGTTATTCTAATGTGTAACACTAGTAGATTTTTATTGACTATAATTAATAGTAACGGGAGACAACTTACTTACCATCTCCCAATAAAATCATGAAAGTATTTTTATTACTTCTTGCTACTTCTATTCTTGGGTGGCAATATCTAACAGTTACTACTACATTAAGAAGTAGAATCCAGGAAAGAACTAATCAAATTGATTATGTTATTAATGAATACTTGGGAGAAATCTAATTATGGGTATCTTACAAGAATACATTATGTTCGATGAACAAAAAGACGTAGATAAGTTTTTTGATATTGCAAAATCAAAAGATTTAAACTTTGCAAATAATATACATAACTATATGTTTATGTATAGATCAAAAAATGAATTGTATTTCAAAAATAGAAATACAAGAAAAACAATTTCTATTAGTTATTAATTAATTATGAATGTTTTTATTAGTTCAGATTATTCTTGTGATGTTGCATCACTAGGAATTGAATTTCTAGAATGTGATAATCCTAATATCATCGAGATTACAAAAAAAGATTATTTTTTTATTATCAATAATTTTGGTGATGTAATCTAAACAAAATTAAAAAATTAAATTAACTCTATCTTATTTTAGATAGGGTTTTTTTTTATGCAAAAAATTATTATTAGAAATTAATTATTATTGTTTGGGTTTTTTCTTTTCTTTCTGTTGCTATTGTAAAAGATGTTTTGTTAATTGTAATTGTGGCAAGTGCTATTGGAGATATTACCCAGGGAGAAAAATAATAAAATGATGTAAGAAAAATTATAGATAAAAAAAAATTATGTGTATTGGGTTTTTCTTCCCGATCTCCCAGGCCTTCCCCCCATCTCCTACCCGATGCGATGGGGTGGGGGGGTGGTGTTGCAGATGTAGTACGTATGTACTAATACTCCCTGAACCTTCTGATAAATCTAAAAATTATTTCCGTCTACACTATTTATTATAGTACAATACTACAATAGTGTCAACTATTTTTTTGACCTTCTATTCGTATAGCTAGTTCTGGAGCATTTATGTTAACAGTCTCTACACTCTCCCCTACTACTTTACCTAGTGAATCTAATATTTGAGCAGCAGTCTGAAACTGACCTTTTTTCACAGCCTTATCAAAAAGCCTAACTCTCATGGCTTGTAGCCTAGCGATCATATTCTCTCTATCCTTTTGCCAATCCTCATCATTCCACTTACTGACCTCTTTCCAATCGTTCCATGCAGTCTTTACACAAACCCCTTCTTTAGCAGAGTGCTCTAAAACCAGATGCCTTGTGGTAAGACCCTCCAACTGTCTTTTGTATAACCTTTGTCTCCTCTGTTCTATAACCATATCAGGAGATCTTCCTGGATTTCTTTTCTTTGGAACGGATCTATCGTCAAAATTCTGTAGGATTGCTTCTGTCACGGACTGAAACTTATGTTATTAATTGAATAATAACCTTAAAATAGCAAATTAGTCGATAAAAACTACAAAATAAATTAAAATTAGGGTTATTTTGTACTACATGAGTGTAAAAACACGAGAAAACTTAACATTGCGTTGGGCCCAGGGGGAGGTATTCAATGCAAAAAACAGATTTAGGGTACTGGTGGCTGGCAGAAGATTTGGAAAATCATATTTATCCTGTATTGAACTTGTAAATGCTGCGATAAAACGACCAGGCGAGACATATTTCTACTGTGCTCCTACATATCGAATGGCAAAAGACATTGCCTGGAAAGAATTAAAGAAACTCGTACCGAGAGAATGGATACAGTCAAAAAATGAAACAGACTTAAAAATTGAATTGATAAATGGTTCACTTATCGAACTAAAGGGAACAGAAAACGCAACCACGTTGAGAGGCCGAAGTTTAGCTGGTGTTGTACTAGATGAAGCAGCATTTATGGATTCTGACGTTTGGTTCCAGGTTATTCGACCAGCACTCGCAGATAAGCAGGGGTGGGCACTTTTCATTTCAACACCCGATGGCACGGCAAGCTGGTTTTACGATTTATGGTGTTACGTTCCAGAAGATCCTACGGGAGATTGGAAAAGGTGGAGTTTTACCACAATAGACGGGGGTAATGTTCCAGCAGAGGAAGTGGAGGCTGCGAAAGCCCAACTGGATAGCAGAACATTTAAACAGGAGTTTGAGGCAAGTTTCGAAAATCTTACGGGATTGGTGGCTGTAAGTTTCAGCGATGACAATATTAGTGCTGAAGTACAGGATTTACAGATGTTGCCTTTAATTTTGGGTTTAGATTTTAACGTTGACCCTATGGCAGGAATTTGTGCGGTCAAGCACAATGACTGCCTTTATGTGTTTGATGAGATCATGTTGACGGGTGGAGCTACAACTTGGGATTTTGCGGAGGAGGTCATTAGGAGATATGGGGTAGATAGGCGAATTATTGCTTGTCCTGACCCTACGGGTAGTGCGAGAAAAACAAGTGGAGTAGGAGTTACGGACCACAATATTCTCAGAAGGAGTGGATTTACAGTTATGAGTCCTAGATCACCCTGGAAAATAAGAGATAAGATTACTGCTGTCAATACTGCTTTGTATGATGCTAATGGAGATCGAAGAACATTTATCCACCCGAGATGTAAAGAATTAATAAAAGCACTTAGAACTTTGACTTATGCACCAAATACTGGATTACCTAATAAGAATTTAGGTGTTGACCATGCGTTTGATGCTTTTGGTTATCTTTGTCTACAGCAGTTTAACCTTGCAAAACCAGAGACATTAGGCCAAACTTCGTTTAGAATATATTAAGATACCTAATTCTTACTATGTACCATTCTACGACTAAGAAAAAGAAGAAGAAAAAGAAGGGAGGTAAGAAACGTGGCGAATGTTCCTGTAAATAAAGCGTTATACTCTAGAGTAAAAACGGAAGCTAAACGCAAATTTGCTGTTTATCCTTCAGCTTACGCTAACGCATGGCTTGTACGAGAGTACAAAAAGCGTGGTGGTACTTATCGCACAGGAACTAAGAAACGTGGCAAGAAGTAGTGGTGGTCTAACCCGTTGGTTCAAAGAAAAATGGGTAGATGTAAAAACTGGTAAACCTTGTGGCCGTCAAAAAGGCGAAAAAAGAGGTTATCCTGCCTGTAGACCAAGCAAGCGTGTATCAAGTAAGACACCTAAGACTGCTGGAGAAATGTCGAAAAGTGAAAAAGAAAGGTTTAAACGTGCAAAAACTGGTAAAAAGAAGATAACATATCAACATAGGCGTAAAAAACGCACAAGCAGGAGCTAACAATGGCTAAATCTCATGCAATGGCAAGATGTCAGGGTTACATAGCTTCTGTCAAAAAGGGCAAAAAGAAAAAGCCCACTAAAAAATCCACCAAATCTAAGAAAAAATGACTGAAATCACACCAGAAATGCTCGATGTCATTGAAAAGGTAAAAGGAAAGCGAAATCCTGCTCTGTGGGATGTCAGATGTGAACAATATTTAGTAAATATGAAAAAAGGCACTGTAAAAAAGTCAACAACAAGTTAAACTATTTATAAATACTCTTTTTTCTCTTTGAATCATGGCATTTTTTAGCGGTGAAGAAGGTTCTGTTAAATTTAAAAACGGAACTGGAACTACAGAAGCACTTGTATCAACTACAGGTTGGTCACTGGAAACAACAAAAGAAACTCTTGACGTAACTGCTCATGGAGCTACTTTCAGAGCTTTCCGAGGTGGACTTATTTCTGGTACTGGAACTATAGACTTTCTTTATACAGCAGCAAGTGGAAACGAAACCGCAAACATATTGGCAGATATTTTAACAGTAGAAGATCCAGCAGATGCACAATTTGAATTATTTTTAGATACATCTGGAAGTAAAAAAGTAAGTTTTTCTGGAATTGTTACAGGAACAACTCTTACTGCTACAACTGGTGAATTAGAAACAGTTAGTGTTAGTTTCCAGACTTCTGGTGCTATTACCAACGCTGCATAGTGAAACTAACTCCTCGTCAAAAAACTTTATTGAGCAAGCACTCTGAGCATCATAGTGCAAAGCACATGGAGTTTATGAAGAGGCGAATGAGAGCAGGAGATAGTTTTACTCAAGCCCATAAAAAGGCACAAGCAAAGGTGGGTAAATGAGAAAGAAACGTAAACAAGTAAATTTAAGTGTAGGCAGAGGAGAAAAGTCTAAAACTGGTGGTCTTACTGCTAAAGGTCGTGCGAAATACAATCGTGCCACAGGAAGTAATTTAAAAGCACCAGTTACAGGAAAAGTAAAATCTGGCAGTAAAGCAGCTAAAAGACGAGCATCTTTTTGTGCAAGGATGAAGGGTATGCCTGGGCCAATGAAAAAACCTAACGGTAAACCTACCAGAAAGGCGTTAGCATTAAGAAAATGGAGGTGTCGTTAAATGACATACGCATTACCAGGGATGCTAAAAACCAGCATTACCGCTACTACATACATTGGTAGCACTGATAGTCCTTTTACTAGAAATAGGGCTGTATTAGATATGATGAAGGGTTGGGAAATAATGAAAGCTGTTAGTGAAGGTACAGAATATCTAAGAGAAAATAGTGAAGCGTTTTTACCTCTTGAACCAAGAGAAGATTATGATGCTTACCTTGCCAGAGTAAATAGATCAGTATTTAGTCCTTTTACTCAGAGATTAATAAGAGCAGCTACAGGTCTAGTTCTTCGTAAACCAATATCTTTAATAGGAGATCCTTATTGGACAGAAATGTTCAAGATGGATGTTGATGGTTGTAATC